GAGAGGATTCCTCAGATAGCAACAAACCGTGTGCCAACTATTGTCCGGACGGAGATGGGGAGAGCGGCGGATCAAGGGACAAAGGCGTCCATGTTTGATAGTGAAACAGTGAGTCATGTTTCGGTGATTGGGTGCGAAGCGGTGGAGGACAACTGCCCCACCTATCAGGGTATACCAACTTGCAACATCCAAAACGTGCCGATTCACGACGTGGATAATTTGGAGTTCCACATAAATCATACGGGCTGCATCGTGGCATCAGGGTTCTATCAGGCGGACGGGAATCCAGCCCCACTTGAGACCAGAGAAGGCTCTTAATCTTTTTTGATTTTTTTTAATCTTTTCGCTTGCGTTCCATACGAGCAAGGGTTACAATGTCAGGCGTACCGATCCTGCCGTGATTCAAAAATAGTTTGATTTTTTTCTGAGGTTGGCACGGTAATTTTTCTTGCAAAGAAACGGAGATTCCTTGCACGACGTGCAAAAGATTTCCAACATTTTTTGTTGCAAAGAAACGAAACTGTGATACCCACGCACGGTCGGAAGGTCAGAAAAGTTTTTAATCTTTTTTGATCTTTTTTATTGCAAAGAAACGGAGACGGGGTAAGATGTCTCCACTATGAAAAACGAAACGGAAGTATCTGAGGGTTTGGCAGCGGTAACGGCGGTCACTAAATTGGCGCAGCATGCTGCGTTCCTAGAGGTCGAGTTCGAGAAAATGAACCGCCTATATGAGTGCATCGTAAACTTGGTTCACGATATAAACCATGCAACCCCAGACCGGAAAACGTCAGCTTGGGTTGAGCTGAACCAACTCACTGACCCTACTGAGGTTCACCCCCTGAAGGTGGAATTTGGTTGGGTTCCTGACATCGACTAAGAAACCATCAGGGAGGGCTAACCACCCTCCCTAAAACTTTTTAATCTTTTTTGATCTTTTTTATTGCAAAGAAACGGAGACGGGGTAAGATGTCTCCACTATGAAAAACGAAACGAACTGGGAACTGGTAGCGAAGAAAGCAGCAAAAGCTTCTGAGCCAAAAAAGAAGGGCATGAGCGATGGGGTGAAATCAGCGTTGGCTATCGCCCAACTTAAAACCACTGCCGCTAAGATGACACGGCTCCTGAAAGACCTCGAAGGGGACGAAGCAGATTATCAGTACGTATGCAATAATAACCTCCCAGCTCTGCTGAAGGATATTGAATCAACCTTAGCCAGCTTGAAGTAACTCGATCAGAATCAGGAGGGTGTGACAGGCCCTCCGGTTATTTTAATCTTTTTTCATTATTTTTCTTGCAAAGAAACGAAACCCTGCGAAACTCCAAACATGGCAACGAAAGTAACTATCAAGAACCTCAGTCAGCTTTTCACCTTCATCGGCGGGAAGGAGTTCATCCGGCGTGCTGGGTTCGACCAGAACTCACGAATCGTTCGGGAGGAAGGCAAAATCTTTTTGATGAGTAATGGACGCCCACTGATGACACTGAGCCTCACGAAGGACAGGGTGGTGGTTGGCTCCTGCCCTTACCCCCGTGGCTGGGATGTCACTGAGTTCGACATCGACGGCAGGGGCGTAGTGGAGTGGATCATCGAAGTTGCGAAGATCAAAAATATCCTCCCCAGCACGTCCATACGGGTACTCACGCTGGGTGCGATGTCTGACAAGGTGGAGTTGGCGGCGAAGTTCGCTAAGGCCGCAGACGACTCCCTTACCGGAGTGCTTGATAAGGAAATGTCACCGGAGGTTAGGGCTACGCTCCAGTGGTTGATGGAAACCAATAAGGCGTTGCTCGCCAAATTAAATTCCTAACATTTTTATTGCAAAGGAACGGAATTATGCTAAACGGCGAAACACATCAGGAGCCGGAACGGAACTGGATGCCGACGAAGGAAGAACTCAAGAAGGCAGACTGGAAAGTTCTGGTTCATATTAAGGATACCACCTTAGGGGCGCAGCTTAGGGCTGCTGTGGTAAGTGAACTCAATAAGCGGGTTGTGACTGCCAACGGTCTGAATAAGGGGAGTGCGTACCCACTGCCATTATTTTCTTAATCTTTTTCATTATTTTGTTGCAAAGAAACCGAACTAGGCTACCTTGAAAACATGAAAGCAACTAAGCGGATGGAAAACATCGTAGGAACCAGCCTCGTCGGCTACCTCACCCTAACATCGGAACAACTCACTAACCTCCTCGGAGAACCAACCACTTTCAGCGGAGGGAAGTGCAGCAAGATGTGGATCGCAGACTTCGATGGCAAAATCGCCACTATTTACGATCACAAGAGCGAAGGGTTCGACGAATGTTTCTGGGAGGAGTACCGCTTCCATGTGGGTTCCCATGATGAGTCTGTCCTCCCTCTTCTCGAAAAAGCTTTTGTAGGAATCGGAACAGTAACCAGCCTTCGGGCAGAACTCGGATTAGTCTAAACCAACACAACATGAACGCCACCCTAGCGAGTACGAAAACACCGGAAGAAGTGAAAACATCCCGCCTCCAGTCGGAGGTGGGATCACTTGAGAAAAAAGTTGACAAGCGGAATGAAGTTATCGAGCGAACCGCATTTCTTGTGCGAGAGATGATTGAGTTTCCATCTTCCTCGGAGAGGTGGAAGAAAGCATGGTGGGAACTGTCGGCACTGTACTGCCCAACCTCCCATCATCCGCTGAAAGGAAATTTGCACGACGTGCAAAATACTGGACTTTAACCAGTTCCGGAGGATCAAAAGATTTTTTAATTTTTTTTGATCTTTTTTATTGCAAAGAAACGGGGAGGAGTTATCTTTCTACCATGAGCAAGACCTCCTCCTCCGAAACCTACTTTGAAACCCTCGGTGCTGCCCTCGCAGCACACATCGCTAAGGTTGAATCCTTGGGCGGAGTGTTCGAGGACAACACGGAAGAAATGTACTGCTTCTTCCCTCCGGTGTCCTACGGGCAGACCCAGTACGACCACCGTGCGTTGGCGACCTACAAAGGGAAGGGCACTAAGAAGTACGCCCACGCCGCAATCTACCGGATGGAAACAGGACGCTACGAACTCACCTCGTACATCGCCTAAGCGGTCAGGTTCCGGAGGGCTAACCACCCTCCGGTTATTTTAATCTTTTTTCATTATTTTTCTTGTAAAGAAACGAAACCCTGAGAAACTTCAAATATGTTCAACGTAAAAGCTTCCACCTTCCTGAAACACAACCCACCCGCCGAGGCTGCTGTCCCAGCCTTGAAGTTCATGTTCGAGGAGAATCGCAAAGAGAAACTTCGCAACATCTTCGATATGCTTGCCAACCACGGCATGACAATCGTGGACGGTCAGCTTGTTGAAATGTGGGCAGATGACGAATCAGAGGACTAACCTTCAATCGAATCACTGAGATGAGAATCGTCAAATCGACCAAGGCAGGCTGGGAGAAGATTGGGAAAAGCCACTACCGCAAGAACGGGGTGGAGGTGAGGCGGGGCGGGAGTGGTTGGGAGGTTACTGGGGGCGCATCCTGCGGGTACGTCTACGGGACGATGTGGGCGGCAATGGATGCGGCGGACAGAACGCCAACTTACTTCGCCAAATAATTTTAATCTTTTTGATCTTTTTTATTGCAAAGAAACGAATCTCTGCGAATATCGAAACATGAAAGCGACCACTTTGAAATCCGTACTAAGCGCAGCGTGTAAGAGAGCAGGGCTTCGCCTTACCAAAGATTGGGCGGCAGAGCTGATGCCGGACATGATAAAGCGGTGCGAGGAGATCAAGGTTCGCACACGTCGTGAGGCGTATGAGACGGCAGTGTACGACATCCTCCACATGCCTGTTAGCTGGGCAGATAAAACACAACCTTTCTAATCAATGACTGAGCAACTAAAACAACTGGCGAAGAAGGGGCTTGACCTTCACGAAATGACGGAATGGGAGTTCAGCCGTGCGGTGATGTTCGGGGCGCAGGCGGGGGAGTTCCGTGGGCCTAGTGACGTGTTCACTACCGAGGAGTTAATCACGATTCACAACAGTGCGTCATTCGTCCGGTGGGGGCTGTCATCGAAAATGTGGCTCATGGGGGCGTTCGATTTGGTGGGGGCGCAGGACTGAAATTTGCACGGCGTGCAAATAGTTTGATCTTTTTGTTAGTTGGTTATCGCTTGAAAGGGCGAGCGTCCTCAGTAGGATGCGCCCATGAGCGTCTTCAAAATTGTCAAGGCCCCAGAGCGGGTGTGGTCACGTAAAGGTGGGGTTCTGACCCCAGTTGCTCCCTCTTATCAGAAGGCGGCAGCGGTGCCAGCTCCGAATAAAAAGTCAGTAAGCCCACTGGTAGGGAAGACGGTGTTCTTCCGAAGGGGCGCAGACTCCCAGATGATTGCTGGCGTGGTGAGTAAGCTGGAAGGCTCTACAGCGACCGTCAAACTCTGCCTTCCCAACACAGACGGTGTGCTGGTGATGTCTCAGGGGAGTGAGCTGAGCGTTCCGGAACATTCCCTTATGGTAGTGGATGCCATTGTGCTGAAGGATAGGGACGTAAAGGCATACAGCGAGGCGGCTCCGATTACTGTTACCAGCAAAGCCGTCGCCGTCGTCGATTCTGATGAGGAGAACGGCAGAATTTGCGATTACCAAGATGTCACGTTTTCGGGGATGGCGAGTACGTTCCAGAATGTCACTCCGGAAGATCGTGATGGGGATTACATCCTGCCAACTGCGTTCGGGAAATGGCTGAATGAGTTCCGTAGAAACCCTGTGCTTTTGACTGACCACAGCCGGAGTGTGAAGAACCTTATGGGGCATTACCCAAAGGTGAATGTGATTGCGAACAAAGGGTTGGCGGTGGATGGGTTTGTGACTAACTCCCCACACCCAGATGCGAAGCACCTGCGCTTTCAACTTGTAGAAAAATCGCTAAAGACGCTGAGCATTGGGGGTTCGTTTTTCTACATGGATGACATGCGAGGGATTGAGGAAATCCGCCTTCACGAAATCAGCTTGGTGGTGATCCCTGCCAACCCTGACGCTGAGATTGTCACTCTAGCGTTGACCGGAGAACATGCGGAAAAGGCGTTTCAAATGCACACGTCACAGCATGGCGGCGAAGTTCGTGCGGGGATTAAGATGAAAAATCTTTCTTGACGGTCAAAACCTGCCATGTGAGTCTCCGCCATCAATTTCTCCTCAAGCGTCTCCTCTTGTGAGGTGTACTCGCCAGCAGAAAGCCAAACGATAAACTGATAGTTATCCAAATCACCCATGACACTAAAAGAAAAATTGCGGTTGGCTCTGCTGAGTGCAAAAGCCGCTCGTACAGCCGAAGAACAGACTGAACTTGATGCGCTAACCGCTCAGGCTAAGGCTGCTAACCTTGATGCAGCTAACATTGCCAAGGAGTTCGCTCCTGATGCAGATGCCTCGAATGATGATGCGGGAAAAGGCGTCACCGATGCTGAACTCAAGTCCCTTATCGAAGGTGCTGTCGCTAAGGCGATCCCTCAGGGTTCCGGTGTTGACACTGCCGCAGTGATTAAGGAAATCCGCGAAGCAGGAAAAGGTGCTAAGGGCATCACCGTCGAAGACGTTGAAGCTACGATGAAGAAGCACTTGGGCGGGACTTCCATCGACAAAGATGCCTTGGTTGCTGAAATCAAAAAGCTCATGCCTGCTGCCGGAATCACTGGCAAGGAGTTGGCTGAAGCTCTCGACAATTTTGCGAAGTCTGTCCGTCAGCCTTCCAAGATGGCGTTCGACAATGGGTTCTCGAATGAGTTCCCTTGTGAGCATCGTTCTGGAAACTTGACGGTGGCCCAGAAACAGCTCCTCAACCTGTGTGTGATGAACACGTCGGACGAGGCTAAGGCTGAGTCGGTCAAGCAGAATGGTGGTCGTGCGCTTGCTAAGAGCATTAACGATGGCATCACTGAAGAACAGCTATCTGCCGCTCGCGCATCCGGTGAAGCTCGCCTCAAGAGCCTTCGCAACTCTATCGTATACGGGGGCAAAACCCTGACGGCTACGGGAGTAGGAACGGGACGTGAGTTGGTGCCCACCGACTTGTCCTCTGACCTTCAGGCCCGTATGTATCTGGAATCCATGTTGGCTGCTGAGATGCTTGCATCTGAGATCAACATGCCAACCCAGCCGTTCGAGTTCCCGATGACGACGACTCGCCCCAACTTCTACATTGGTGGTGAGGCTCCTACTGACGCTGACCTCCTGTATTCCGACACCGGAACTGGCAAGATCACTCTCGACGCCAAGAAGCTTATTGGTATTTCCGAGTACAGCTACGAAGCAGACGAAGACTCGATCATTGCTGTCCTTCCGATGATTCAGGAACAGCTCGGCTCCGGTGCTGCTGATGCGTTCGAGGGTGCCCTTATCAACGGGGATACCACTGCGACCCATCAAGATAGCGACATCGCTGCTGTCTCCGCGCACTCCGCGAAGATGTTCAAAGGATTCCGTAAGTATGCGCTTGCCGGAAACCTCAAGGTTGATCTCTCCACTGGAGGCATCTCCGCTGACAACATCGTTGCGATGCGTAAGAAGCTGAAGCGTTGGGGCATCCGCCCTGCTGACCTCATCTTGCTCGTTGGGCCTCAGGGCTACAATGACTTGGTGAACCTCGACGAAACCCTCACTTGGGAAAAAGTCGGGAACCAAGCCGCTGCTCGCATCCTGACTGGTGAGGCTTCCTCCATCTTCGGTATCCGCATCGTTGTTAGCTCTCAGGTTCGTGAGGACTTGAACGCTAACGGCGTCTATGATGGCACAACGACCACTAAGGGTTCGATGTTGCTCGTTCATAAACCGTCGTGGATGGTCGGTTCCCGTCGTGGGTTCACTGTTGAAGTTGAAACTTGGAAGAAACGCCAAATCAACTCGATCATCGCTTCCTTCCGTCGTGCGTTCACTCCGAAAGAAACTCCGTCCTTGGCACTGCCAAGCGTTGTTCTCGGATACAACTACACGGCATAAGCTCAAAGCTTCTGCCTGATAAGCCGCCCTCTTAGAGGGTAGAAAGAGGCTGGTCTTCCTAACGGGAGGCCAGCTTTCTTTATTTGCACGTCGTGCAAACCGCTTGCGTTCCTTTGGCGGGGACAATAAGGTGCCGTGAAATAGCGACAACTTTATGAAGAAAGTACAGTATCAGGGCGGTGATCTAACTTTAGGGCGGTTCGGTGAGGTATCCTCAGGGGCAGTTCTCGATCTATACGAAAGCGAATGGGATGAAGTTAAGGGTAACCCTGACTTCAAGCTGCTGACTCCGGTGCCCAGTAAAAGTGAGCGGGAGATTGCGGAGAGGATCGCACCTGTAGGGCACCAGATTTTTGACCTGCGCTTGATTCCTTGGGAGAATAAGAACCTCGGGCGGGTGCTGACAGCCCGTATGTCGAAGCAATCCCTCCTTCGCGTGGTGGACGCCATTAACCATATAGGGGGCGTGGTTGAGCCGAGTACGATTCACGATTGCCGAAACATGTTGGTGGATAGAATCCTCACTGCGTCTAGGGCTATGAACTGGGCTAGGTTCACGAAGGATGAGCGGTTAGCCTTAGGCTCTTTCGACAACGGTGAGGTGGATGTAGCGGAGGAGGCGGAAAAACCCCAAGACGAGGCTCCTGAGGAGTCAGGGGCGGAGGAAATCCGTCAGGCTTCGGAAAGGAAGGTTGCCAGAGCCAGAAATCGGGATCAAAAGGTGTCCGCTAATTGAAACTTATGTCAGTAACACACAAAGACATCGTGGATTTGCTCGCGGCAACGGGAGCATCCGAAACTGAAACCCAAAACAAAGTTGCCCTTTTCGAGACATCGAACGAGGAGGGAAAACAGGCATTGTTTGATAAACTCTCTGCCCTCCCAAAAACTGGGGTGGTGGAACAACCAGAACAGGAGGATAAGTCTGTGGCATCTGAAGGCGTAAACAAAGGTACAGTTAAGACTGTGAAGGCTACCAAGGCGGCTGTTGAGGAAGCTGAGAAGCAGGGAATCAATATCGGTGATGTTCCTGCGGGTCAGGATGGCAAAGTTGACTTGGCTGAAGTCAATGCGTTCGTCGCTTCAAAGCGGAACGGTTAGCATAATCGGATTGCGTCGGCCACCCTCGCATGTAGGGTGTGCCGATGGCTATCACACTTCTTCGCCCATACTGCACACTTGCTGATGTGCAAAGGGAGACAAAGAACTCTGGTTCTGAGCTAGACGACACCTACCTCCTAGCTATCAATTTAGCCTCTCGCTTCGCGGAGGGGTATTGCCGGAGGGACTTCTGGGCACACGATCACTCCGTGTCCCCTTATCGAGTACCTAGAAACAAGGTACTGTCTGACATGGTTTGCTTGGATTGGCCCATTGTCTCCTTAACAGAAGTCAGGGTTTGGTCTCGCTCTGTGCCTGACTCCGCCCCAGAGAACGCACTTCCACCTGAATCCTATTACTTCAATGAAGGGGAAAGCATAATCACAAAAGAGTACGGTGCCTTTGGCTCACTGGGCGGGTTCGGATTCAGTGGTGGGTATCGGTCGGAGTTCGGAAGCAACCCAAATGCGGGATCATTTGATACCAATAGCGGTCACTTAACCACTGACGAAAGGCCGAATGGGCATGGCTATCCGTTCAAGATGAACATGGAGTTGTACGGGGTGTTCGGGTATGTACTCGACAATGATAATCCGCTGGAACTCCCGCCACCTTCAATTCCTTCTGCGGTTCGTCGTGCCTGTATTATTTTGGCTGCGAATTGGAGTAACCAAAACCACAAACAAGTCATAGGGCTTGGTGGGGATGTGACAAATCTTTTGGAGACCCGTGTAGGCCCAGAAGTCAAGATGCTGCTTGATCCTTGGGTTCTTCAAGTCGGGGTGAACTTCTAATGAGTACAGCTACCTTCACCTTCAATGAGGAGGCTGCTGGGAGGTTGCTAAATAAGATCAGGGCTGGACTGACCCCAGAGTATCAGGACGCCACAGTGTCTCGCGTAGCCTACGTGGTTATGCGAAGGCTTGTTCAGCAGACACCAAAGAAGTGGACTGGGCAGACTCGTAGGTACTGGCAGGTTAAAAAAGAAGGCTCTGGGAACTACACTATTCTGAATGGGTCGAAAGTGATGCGGTTCCTTGAGGAGGGGACTCAAGCACACGGCCCAGTGACGGCTAAGGCGTTATTCATCCCTCTTACCAGAAAGGCTGCGCTTGCTGGTGTTTCTGGGGTGATGTCTAACCCAAAGGCGTTTAAGTTTGGGAGGGATTACATCTTTACGAAATGGGTGCGCGGGATTACAGCTTCCCACATGGTGAAGAATTACCAACCCTTCGCCAATGCTGCCTTAAAGGCGGCTATGAAGATAAGCATTAGGAGGTTAATACGACAACCATGAGTACGATTTACGACAATTTTCAAGTGGCTGCGGCGGCATGGGAAATCAATGAGCGGCTGGTGTTTCATACTCAGGCTGGTCAGATGCTCGCTGGACTCAATTATGATAAGGAGGGGACTCTCAAGGTTGAGGGTGAGGACGACCTTCCTGTGCTTCAGCCTTGGGCAGTTCACTTCAATGAGGAGTTGTTTGCGGGTGCGCCGAATGTGCGGAGTCAGGGGCGCAGTGAGGCTAACCAACCCGTCGCTGAAACCCTAACGCTCACCTTCCGTGTGGCTACGTCCCGCAGGGATGGGTGGTTCCGCAGAGACCCAACGGATACGACTAAGAGGAAGGGACTCATCGAATGGCTTGCCCTTATCAGGGATGCTATCGAGACCCCAACGACCGGAACGGTTCCAGATTCTCGGTTCGTTGGTGGTGCTTCTAAGCCTGTCACGTACTCCATACCTGAGACGAAAACGAGTCAGTTGAGCTTTCAATGTAGCCTTGACGTGACGGTCATGCTGCGTCCAGTGTGCCGTGCTGAGCGTTCTTTCACAATGCCTCCAAACTAAAGAGGTATTGACTCTTCCCAGTACCCCTGACAAAACAACACTCAACCTCAACCCTAAAAAATAAACTATGGCATGTGGAAGAGTAGTCGGTGAAGACTTGGAGTTTGGTATCTCTGATGAAGAGGCCAGCCTCGTAACGCAGTCTGTTTCGGTAACGAATAAGACTGAGAAAAAAGAAGCACGTAACAAGTGTGGTATCGTGGTGGCTATTTGCTACTACAACAACACTAGCGAAATCTCCATCGAAGGATTGGGAACCACCACGGCAGTGATTGGTGACTCCCTCAGCCTCGCTGGAACGTATCAGGGCCTTGCTGGTGCGACTTATATCGAAGAAATCACAATCGAGAAAAAGAACGAAGAGTGGGTAAAATCCACTATCAAGGCAACTAGCTACAGCGGAATTACTGCGTAGTGAAAACCACATAGATTTGCACGTCGTGCAAGTCGTTTAATATGGGGGTCATGGATTTAAGCCAGCCCCCGATTTAACCTGAGATTTATGAGCGAAGGAAACAATACAGTACCCGTAAAGGGGACTCATCAAAGCCCATCAGTGGCGACAAAGCCGCTGGTGGGTAGGGAGTCCAAGATCGAAAGAGGTTCGTACATCCATCATGTACGCAATCTCGAACTAGCTGCCTGTCTGGTAAGCGTAGGAATCAAGCTCCGCAAAGACCCTCCTTATACTCACGTCAAACTGACGGATGGGACGGATCAATGGACGTTCCACTTTGAGGAACGCGACACGGAAGGGCATCTGAAGACAGCCGAAATGATTAAGGCTTTCTCTCAGGATATGGAGTGGATTGAAAAGCATCCCGTTCACCCGATGACGTTCGCCATGTGCGCCATCAAGAACCTTGCTTCCTTCAAGGAACACATGCTCCGGTCGGTTGGTTTTGTTGGGTTCAAGGCTCCTAATGGGGAGGCAACCCTCTACGTGAAAGACGGAAGCCGGAAGCATAAAAACTGTATCGCTAAGGGCATGATTCAAGTGAACCCAGGTTGGGACAAGTAATTCTATGAGTGCAACTACTACAAGAAAACGGGGCGCAGGTGCGTCGGAAAACGACTCCAAATCTGTAAAAGATCATGGGGTTGGGATTGAGGGGAAAGTGATTCCTCCACGGGATGAGCTTCAGGAGTTGATGGACAGCTCCGTACATTCGAGTCTCTTGGGTGTCGGGGCGTTGGTAGGTGGTCGAAGATTGCGCCCAATCACAATGGCTACAATTACCCACCTGAAAGAGTTGAACAGCCCTCTTATCAACGGGATCGCTTTGGATGAGATTCAGAACATTCTGCTTGAGTGCTGTATCTTCGTTTGCATCCAGTCCGTTCCTTTGGAAGAGGCTACAGACTTGGTGTACGGGGATCGGAAAGCGTTGGTAAAAGCTGCTTTGGCGTTTGCGGATAATGTTCCGGCTCACGAAACAAAGAGCGTTATTGATGCCACCGTTGGTTCCCTAAAAGATGCTGTATCGACTCAGGTTAAAGCTAAGTCTAAGTCATCTGATACCCCAAGTGCAGAGATGGGAAACTAATAGGCCCTCCTTGGCTCATTAGGATGCTGGGGGTTGTGTCTGAAGTGAGTGGGGAGAGGGCCAAATTCATATTTGAAAAGATGCCTCTTAAAGTGGCGTTTGCCTTCGAGCATTTCTACTTCGTGAAACATGGGTATGACTGCAAGGCTACCCACTACGAACAATCCCTTGAAGAGTTAGTAATGAGTCTCTAACATCCGCCAATGCCAAACGAAGACTCAGTTTCCTTAAAGGTTGCCATCGACGCAGAAGGGGCTGATGCGGCGTTGGCGAGCGTAGCGCAGTCCATTAAGGCTCTAGGTTCTGCGGTGTCAGCACAGTCTGCTGGCATCGCTGGGCTTGGGGACGCGATGAAGGCAGCGGCGGCTGCGTCGGGTACAACGGCGGCAGCACTCGGAACTGAGTCCTCTTCTCGCAGGGCTGCGGTAGGGGCGATTGAAGCGCAGGCGGAAGCAACTAAAAAGTTGAACGCCGTGCAAGAGTCAGTGAAGACTCCTAGGGTTGTACCACTTACAGGGAAGGCAAACCTTCTTGCTGAGATACCAGCCGAGTTGTTTGGATCTTCCCAAAAATCAACGGCTAGGAAGTCTCCTTTATCTCAGAAGGAGCAGGACTACATAAACGATCAGCGGGTTAAAGAGGCTGAGGAGGCTGCGAAAGCTCAGGCTAAGGAACAGGCTGCGGCGGCTAAGGAACAGGCAAAGGCAAGTGCTGCGGCGGCTAAGGAACAGGCAAAGGAGCAAGCCAAGTCTACGAAGGCTCCTTCGGTGATGGGGGATTTGACAAAGGTTATCTCGAACGGTGGGGGTTTGATGCCCATCGTCTCGGCTATCTCTGGGCCAGCGGGGATTGCTTTGGGGGTAATCAAAACAACTTTTGGGGCCATTACGTCCGTCGTCACTTCGGTGGCGTCAACCATTTATAGTGTGATGAAGACAGCCTTCTTCGGCATAGGTGCCGTTGGGGTTGTGGCATTGGCTGGTCTTGGGGCTGGGTTCTTTGCGCTGAAGGCGACAGCAGACGCCGTGGCTAAGGTGTTCGATGATGGTGCGGGGGTGGCTAACCTATCCCAGCGCACTGGGGTGGGTGTTGAGGCATTGCTGAAGCTTGAGCGTGGGTTCAAGGCGGCTGGGATGTCTACGGAACAGGTTGCTCCATCGCTCGCGCACATGAGTAAGTCTCTGGAGGAGGCTTCTCAAGGAACAGGGGATGTGGCTACCACGTTCACCGCCCTTGGCCTGAACGTAAAAGAGTTGAAGTCAATGGCACCTGAGCAGGCTTTTCTGAAGATCGGGGAAGCTGTGAACCGTCTCCCAACTAGCGTTGAGCGGAGTGCTATTGCAATGAAAGTGTTCTCCCGTGCAGGAGGTGAACTCCTCCCTCTTTTCGGAAACCTTGGAGCGATAGCTAAGGTCAACGAGGAGCTGTCCAATTCCGGCAAAATAATGGCTCAAGACGCCTTATTGTTCCGCCTTGCAAGCGAGCGGCTGGAGACAGTGAAGATGCCAACGATGAAGGAAGGCATAGGGCAGATTGCTACGGGGATTGCGGACAAGGTAGCAGGTGAGTTCCTTGCTATTACTGAGGGGGCAAAGCGCATCGACCTCAGCGGAATCGGGCAAGCAATCGGTGGAGAGGTTGCTCTTGGGATGGAGGCTTTCAGGACGGGTAACTTTGGGGAGTACATTACAGATTCCATAAAAGTCGTAGGCCCTAAAATTAAGGCTTTTTTCTCAGACTTATTCTCTGGGGATGGTGATCTTTTGAAAAGTCCGGCAATGCAGTTTGGTATTCATTTGCTGGACGCTGTTCAGGATATTGGTGCGGAGATTGGGTCTCAACTTGACGGGCCAATCGAGAAGCTTACAGGCGTGTCGCTCAGCTCAATGCTGACTGCAATCACCAGTTTCATCTCCTCTGCTATAAGCGTATTCCTCACGGTTGGTGAGATTATTGCAAACTCCACTCTTCAGCTTGTTATCTGGGGGGAGAAGCTTGTCGGTGCCTTCCAAAAAATCATTAGCTACCTACCCAAGGAGAAGACGAAAGAGCAGCAGGCATCTGATACGTTCTACGCCGCGCAAGCGTATGGTATGGGCAGTGTGGCCTTCGGGGGGAAGGGTCAGCAGGAAGCAGCAGCTACAATCCTAGCTCCCAAGAAAGACGACTTCATTGGGCCACCTATGCCTACAGCAGACGAGGCTGAGGCTAACAGGAAGGCAGCTTTTGCTAATACTATCGCTGGGCTGAAAGCCAATGCAAATGCGGCTACTGCCTCTGTCCTAGGGTTTGTCAACGAGGGGGCTGCAAAAATTAAGGAGCGCAGTGGGAAGAGTGATGAGGAGAAAGCGAAAGACTTAGCTGATGCAGAAGAGCGTCGTAATAGACTCTTAGGTGGAGTCACTGATAACAAAGCGAAATACACCGCCCAAGCTGAGGCTAACTCAAAACAAGGTGGCGGTGCCTCGATTGAGAAGGCAATCCGATCAACTCAGGTAGTGGCTGACTCCATGCAGTCAATGGGCGGGGGAGGTGGGTTCCTCATAACAGGAAACTCAGTAGCGGATAATACCGCTGAAACTGCCAAGAACACTGCTGAGATTGCTAAGAACGTGAAGAATCCTCCAACTGTGACAGCTACAGTTGCGGGTGCTTCAGATACGTCACCTACTTTAGGGAAGTCACCACAGATAGGGAGTAACGCGATTGATGAACGTCAAGTCTCCCTTCTCGGAGACATGAAAGGAATCTTGACAAGCATCCTGAATAAGATGGCGACAGGAAACACAGTGATTGGAGTAACAGCCGTATGAGTAACACAGACGTTGTTTGGATAGGGGAGAACGCAATCGCAACCTTGATGGAGGATGTTCCTTGCGACATCGACTTCGACAAGTTTGGGATTGCAAGTGCAACCCTGAATTATTCTTGCTTATGGGACAATGCGGCTGAGCTGGTGTCCAATATGTTCGTTCACCCTGACTTCAACTGGCTCGTCCGGAAGTCTGCGAAGATTAGCAGGCAAGAGGCTAACCTCGCCAAAGTCTCTATCTCTTACGAGGGAATCCCTCCCCTTTCGGCCACTGCCGTTGAGGCTCACACTATCCGGACGGTGAAAGGAAGTACCACTTCTGAGCCAATCGAATCGCATCAAAACTTCCATGCTTTTGCTGGGTTCGTTGATGGGGAATGGCTTAATGGTGCGGCATTTGAGACAGAGCCAGGCCCAAACAGGGGCAAGTTTCTTGGGTTTTTTCCTGCGGGTTCTGCCCCAAAAAAGAAGCTCAATCGAAAGAAGAAACAGGTCGGTGTGGACGGTTCGCCTAAACCAGCGAAGGCTGGAAAGGTAAGCAAGGCGAAAGCGAAGAAGTATCTCAAATACGGAATCAAGTCTTACTACGGGGGAAGCATCGTCTTTACAGAAACTAAGATTTACGACCGTACCACCTCGCCTTCCCCAAATGTGCGTGCGGGGATGGGTATGCTTGGCAAGATTGATGTTCCTCCTCAGGTGGATAATTATGTCAGCGTGGAGAAGGGGCGCGATTGGCTCTTGATGTCTTGCGATGTGGATCAGATAGGGAACGGGATCAAGGTGTCTCGGTCTTGGAAACTATCAGGCCCGAATGGGTGGGATGGTGATATATACACCTATGGCTATCAGGCTAAGAATCGGGATGCTGATGGTAACTGGACTAACAAGAACGGGGATAAAGTGGACGACAACGGTGTTGTTATCATCCCTGCGCCAACGCCAGTGCCTCACCCTTAGGTTGTCAGTTCTTGCCGTGTGGCGGCGCGGCATGTAGAAACATCGACAGCTTATGAGTCAGGTTCCTAACTTCAAAATCCCTACCCAGCCTGAGCTGGAAAAGGCTATCAATACACTGGCTGGGTGTATTCGGGATCAGGGTGACAACATGCCTAAGTTTGAGGCATCTGCTCATATTCGTCCCTTTGTTGCTCCGGACGGATCGACATACTTTGAGCTGGTTGATCCAAATGGGCCTGAGGTGATATGGCCCTTCAAGATTCAATATAACCAGTCTAAGCAGGCCCTCTATGTGAATGAGGGTCATGTTGCTTACCTGACAGGGAAAGACGATAAGGGAAACAAATCCAAGGGAAGTAAGGCGGTCATAATTCCTTTACTTCCTGAGCTTGACAAGACTCCGAATAAGGCGGGTCTGCCAAGCACTCAGGAGGATGCTTCGGGGCCAAGTTTCTTGATTACGTCTGAACATGTGGGGCGGGAGTGGACGGTACTCGTTAAGGCGAACGATCAGCAGTCAGAGATCGTCCTTCTTAGCTCGGAGGAACCTTTCCCTAAGCTCCCAGAGGGTTGGTTTTATTTCGAGGTTGGTACAGTTGATTTTGCTGAGATTGGCTCAGGCGGGTTCATCGTTTTAGGGAGTAATGGAATAACCCAGAAGTGGCATAGCGACATCACCATTGGAGCGATTTTTCATGGGGATGATTCCGGTAGTTCTTCAAGTGGGTCAAAATCCTCCGGTTCTAGCTCATCCTCCTCAGGCTCCAGCTCGTCCTCATCATCCTCGTCTTCTTCAGGTAGTTCCTCTTCCGGTAGTTCCTCTGTTAGTTCAGGCTCCTCAGGGAGTTCTGGTTCTTCTGGATCGTCCGGCTCATCTGGGAGTTCAGGTTCCTCCGGAAGCTCAGGCTCCTCCAGTGGCTCTTCAGGGAGTTCTGGGAGTTCTGGGAGCGGTAGCGGGTCTGGTTCGGGATCGGGTAGCGGCGGAGGCTCTGGGGATTCAAAATCCTCAGCGATTGTTCCAGCTTCATGGACTCCTGACGGGTATGCAGCTCTTTACATAGCTGAGATGCCTGAGGTTCGTTTCGACGATGTACTCACCTTCAAAGTTTTCGGGGAGAAGACTACAGTTCAGATTGATCCTAGGTTCGTTGAGGTATGTGAAAAGGACTCCATAGAGTGCGTTGGGTTCTCATGTAGCAAAGCGTTACCTATTGGTGTTGTTTTGAACGGCGTGCAAATACACGTTGAGGTTGGGTTCCCGTGGTATTCGGTAAGGAGGGAGGCGACTATCACTCTCCGCCTTTCCGGAATCCGTAGAGGGTTCGCAGGAAGGAAGTACGGGAATAGAACAAGAAGGCAGTTCGATGAGAACAACGCTTTTATCAACTCTGCATATAGTGGTGGAAAATGAGCGAAGAAAACCACTCCTCAATATACGGGGCGTCAAAATCTTCGAGTAGTGTTTCCAGCTCCTCGTCGAGTTCGTCTAGTTCCTCAAGTTCTTCCAGCTCTTCGTCATCCTCTAGCTCCTCCAGCTCGTCGAGTTCTTCAGGCTCATCATCGTCTTCTTTCTCTTCGAGTTCTTCCTCAAGTTCGTCGTCAAGTTCTTCCTCGTCTTCGTCCTCATCATCCTCTAGTTCTTCTTCATCGTCTTCTTCATCATCTTCCTCATCCTCATCATCTTCTTCATCGTCCTCGTCCTCTTCCTCAAGCTCATCTTCAGGTTCGTCGAGTTCTTCATCATCCTCTTCATCCGGATCGTCCTCGTCGTCATCCTCTGGAAGCTCCTCATCTGGATCATCTAGCTCGTCTGGAAGTTCTTCATCAGGAAGTTCTTCATCAGGAAGTTCTTCATCAGGAAGTTCTTCGTCTGGAAGTTCTTCATCAGGCTCTTCATCAGGCTCTTCATCAGGCTCTTCATCAGGAAGTTCTTCGTTTAGTTCAGGAAGCTCCTCATCAGGTAGTTCGTCCGGCTCATCAGGTAGTTCGTCCGGTTCAAGCTCAGGTTCGTCCGGTTCAAGCTCAGGTTCGTCCGGCTCCAGTTCATTTTCGTCCGGAAGTTCCTCAGGTTCGTCCGGAAGTTCCTCGGGTGGTAGCTCGTCAGGCGGCTCGTCTTCTGGGGGTTCATCGTCAGGAGGTAGTTCTGGTGGTAGTTCATCTGGAGGAGGCTCGTCTGCGCCTTCCTCTTCAGGAGGTAGTTCTGGAGGCTCTTCGGCATCTGGTTCCGGTAGTGGATCAGGCTCAGGGTCGGGTTCCGGATCAGGTTCCGGCTCGGGTTCCGGTAGTAGTTCGGGAGGCTCTTCATCTGGCTCTGGCAGTACCTCATCTTCGGCAAGCGGCTCTGGTGGTTCATCATCGACATCCGGATCAGGAGGATCATCGTCCTCCTTTTCCAGCAGTGGCTCGTCTTCAGGTGGTTCTTCATCTTCCAGTGGAGGCTCCTCCTCTACCTCAGGTTCCGGTAGTGGTTCTTCCTCAACTTCAGGTTCGGGTGGGTCTTCCGGATCAGGAAGCGGTTCTGGTGGTGGGTCAGGATCAGGTTCCGGTAGTGGCTCTGACTCCGGATCGGGTTCCGGTAGCGGTTCGGGAGGCTCTTCTGGAGGCTCCTCAGGTGGAGGCTCTGGGAGCGGGTCAGGGGGTTCTTCAGGGGGTTCTTCAGGGGGTTCTTCGGGTGGATCGTCCGGAGGTGGTTCTGGATCAGGCTCAGGCTCTAGCGGTTCTGGAGGTGAGTCTGGGTCTTCAGGAGGCTCTGATTCTGGAAGTGGTTCGGGGGGTTCTTCTTCGTCTTCCGGCCAAGGCTCCTCCTCCGGATCGGGTGGGGGTTCATCGTCCGGCTCTGGTGGTTCGTCAGGGGGTTCTGATAATAACCACAGTAACTCAGATCATTGCGAAGGGGATTGCTGTAACGGTGGGTGCTGTGACCCATCTTGCGATTGTAATAATGGCAATGGGGGATGCTGCGATAACAATGGGAACTGCGACAGTTCTGGTGGTAACTCCGGAGGTTCTTCAGGTGGTTCAGGGGGTTCAGGCTCCGGAGGTTCTGGTGGATCTGGTTCTGGCAGCGGTGGATCAGGTTCCTCTGGTTCTGGTGGATCATCAGGCGGTTCAGGCGGTTCAGGCGGTTCAGGTGGATCGGGAGGAGGTTCCGGTAGTGGCTCAGGGTCGGGTAGCGGGAGTGGTTCCGGTAGTGGATCAGGTTCCGGTAGTGGTTCCGGATCAGGTTCCGGCTCGGGGAGTGGATCAGGCTCCGGTTCCGGCTCTGGGAGTGGCTCTGGTTCTGGCTCTGGTTCCGGAAGCGGATCAGGGAGTGGATCAGGTAGTGGATCAGGGTCAGGTTCAGGATCAGGGAGCGGTTCAGGTAGTGGTTCAGGTAGCGGGTCAGGCTCCGGCTCTTCAGGCTCTTCAGGTTCGAGTGGCGGAGGGGGAGGTCAGCCTAACTCGTCTTCTTCATCGTCTGGAGGTTCCTCATCTTCATCCTCAGACGGGGATTCCTCCTCCTCCTCTTCTGACACTGCGGGTATGTCCTCATCCAGTATGGCACGACCTGTTATGGGTAGTTCTTCTACAAGTGGTTCGGGTTCCGGTAGTGGTTCAGGCTCAGGGTCGGGTTCAGGTTCAGGTTCAGGTTCAGGCAGTGGCTCAGTAAGTGGTTCCGGTGGGTCAACGTCTGTATCAGGTTCGGGTGGCTCTTCTGGAGGAAGTACAGGTGGTTCTGGATCAGGTTCCGGTGGGGGTAGTGGCGGTGGTGGTGGTGGCGGTGGCGGGGGTGGCGGCACTTCAGGGGGTGGTGGTGGAACCTCAGGGGGAGGTGGCGGAACTTCCGGAGGGGGTGGAGGTGGAGGCGGCGGAGGCGGCGGAGGCGGTGGAGGGGGGCCAACACACAAATGCCCAAAAAGCACATGTGGTGGTAATAATGAGTGTTGCCCAGATGAGGACGGGCACAAATGTGGGACTTGTACTGGTGGGACTAGCTCAGATGGGACTGACCTTGCAGGAACTCCATGCTGCTGTTGCCCAAGCCAACAAGCACCCACTGGGCCAAATTGTTCGTGTGTTTTCGTTGGGTAGTAAAGTAAAGGAAGAACGCTATGTCATACTCAGAAGAAAGGTTGAAGCTAGTCATGTACTCCATGACTCTGGATGAGCGTCCTAAGAATAGGGCCATGTGGCTTTCGCGTGGGTTCAAGAAGGTTCATGCGCGGGGACATGATTCCCTTTTCAACTATTGGAAGAAGCGTATGAGGACTGACCTAGACTCTCTCATCTTGTTCGAGAACTCATGGGCGAAGTATCAAAAGCATATAGCTACTTTGAAGGCTGGGCCTAAGCTAAGCAACAAGCTAAGGAACCCTGTCACGCAAGACCAATTTAATGCTCGTCTTGCTGTGTGTGCTGGGTGCGAAAAACTGAACAAGAAGATGTCTGTCAATGGCGTCTGCGAGGCTTGTGGGTGTGATATTCCTACGAAGATCAGTAACCCAGACGAGGCGTGCCCTCTTTCCAAGTGGGGTTCTGTGGATACTGGTCTTCCCCATAATGGGTGTACTAACCCTCAGGCGGCTAACTTCGACCCAAGTGCGTCAGAAGACGACGGAACTTGCGTGACATGTGCCTCAAGTGGGGCTTGTTATGGGGGAGACGATGGCACCGCTACATTTACAGGTGCTTTCGCTGCAAGTAATGGAATATATTACCCAAGCTGTTTCGGATAAAATATGAATACTTCACTTATTCCAGCCTGCCTTCATGCCATAGAGTTCCCTGATAAGGAGGGCCATAAAGAGTTCTTGGATGAACTCGTCAAGCTTATCCCTGAGGCTCAGGATCGAATCCTTCGTGTGAACCTGTCTGGTATGCGTACAGCTACAGGTGTGCTTACTCCCGAGGCCCTTCTGCTAGTGGATACACTGAACCTTGGAGTCAAGCGGCTGTACCCACTCGTAACGAATAAGCCGGACATGGTTAAGGCTATGGGGGACGAACACCACGCTCACGTAACAGCCCTAATTAAGAACTCGAAGGACGCTCTCCCAAGCCTGACAACAATGGCTAAGAGTGCCCTTACCAGCGTTCTTAACTTCGGTAAGAGTGGGTTCGCTCAGGCTACCCCTCAGCAGTATAAGGATCGTCTTAACATTTGCCGGATGTGTACTCGGTTCAATCCAAAGGCTTACAGGAATACAGGTCGGTGTATGGAGTGCGGTTGTTCTACAAAGATTAAACTTGTCATTGCGGCTGAGGCTTGTCCTTTGGCGAAATGGTTCCCAGTGAATAACAACTGAGTTGGGTTGACTGATTCACTGTTTCATGTAAAGAAACAGGGATGGCGAAAGAGAATAAACATCGTGGGCGGACAATGATTCTCCCACCTATCGAGGGCAAAAAGGTAATGTTCTTCCACCTACCTAAAACAGGTGGTCAGTCAATCTATGATGCGTTTGGGAGTTTCCCTCAGACGCACACCACTCTCCAACATTCGGCGCGGCAACAGGAACTAAAAGAGGTAAGCTTCGCCTTTGCATTTGTGCGTCACCCATTGGATCGGTACGTCAGCTTCTTTCATTGGGTGGCTACGCTGCACAAGGAGTTTGCTAAGGGGAGACGTGCGGAGCATATAGGGCTGAACATTCTCGCCCGTACAGAGAATGTGAATGACTTCTATAGGAAGTTCGATTTTCAGTATTGGGATAAGGTGAGTCTGATGCTCAAACCTCAGGCATGGATGATGTGGGACGGGGCGAAGAGGATTGACCCAAGGATGAAGATTTACAGGTTTGAGGAGTTCGACAAGGAGTTCACTCGCCTTTGCAACGATCTTAATATACCAGAGTCGAGACATCCCAAGCTCCGCCATCTGAATGGTACGGGGGGAAGAGGGTGGGAATCAGAACTTGAAGACGATGTAGTTGAAAAACTTTGCATCCGGAACAAGATTGATTTCGATCAACTTCCCTTCTACGAAAACCCGCTTGCGTAATTTGAACGACGTGCAAAATAATGAGAAAAGTTTTATACACCTGTGCTAACTCTGCAACCCCGTGGTGGTTCTCTACCACAAAGGCGTTCGTGGAGGCTTACTGTCAGAAGTATGGGATTGAGTTAATCAATCTCCCTGAACCTGTCGGATACCAACCCCAGTGGGTTATCTTCGACGCTTTCCGTGAGTCTTTGAAACTTCCAGAAGGTTCTCAGGCTGCGTGGATTGATTCCGACATCGTTATTCACGACGACGCTCCAAACATCTTCGACACTGAAGACAAGCTATTTTTCTGCCCACCAGACCCTTATGGTTTCGTCCCAACGAAGATGCTGAACACGGCACAGAGGAATAAGATGATTCACCCCCGCCCATATTTGGTCTCCGGTGTGGTGAAGTGGAGTCAGCGTCATGTTGTGAAGATTCTTCAGTGGTTCGATGATAATAATCAGTACCACCCTAACGTCTACGGGGATCAGGAACTACTTGCCCTTGCTGCATATACCACAGAGACGTACTTCACCTACTTCCCTGCGTCTTGGCATAGGGCGTATGGGAACGCACACAAAGCCTGCCGTGGGTTCCTACATGCGGGTGGGAATAACAAAGCAATGAAACTTCGTCGCCTTACCACGCTGGTGGATGAGCGGAGGGCGTTAATTGCATCAGGAGCAATTCATAAGAAGGAGGCTACTCCAAATGTTTGATGCAATTCAGGTTCACATTCCAAAAACAGGCGGGGCTTATGTTAAGTCTTCTGTTGACCCGATAAACCCATCGAACGGGTTTCATCAGTTTCGTTCTGCGAAGATTCAGAAGTTCGTAAAGAACTATGACATCCCGTTTGTGTTCGCTTTCCTACGTGATCCAGTTGAGCGTGCAGTGTCCGTGTTCTATTCTCTGAATCAGGCAAGCGACCCAACACGGCGTGGTTCGATTGATTCAAAGAAGAAACTGGCGATGGTGTTTTATGTTATGACTCAGGCGCAGGGCCTAACGTGCGATGCGTTCTGGGCTGCGATGCTCAAGGATAATGGTCATTTGATTCGTCAGCTTCGTAGGTTTATCCCACACTTCAAAAGCCAATCCCACTGGCTTCATGGGGATAAACATAAGTTGGTGCGCCTTTACAACTCTTCCAACATGGGGCCTGAGGTTGACAGGCTGCTTTCCGATTTAGGTAGGCCAGCGTCGGTAGCCAAGGCCCCTGTAGGGAAGTCAATGAACGTAGAGGGCGAATTGTCCGCTGAGACGATCAAAAGCCTCAGATCGTGGTATGCTGGCGATTGTAAGCTTCTGGAAGGCATTAGCGTGGGGAAGGAGGCCACTCCGGCAGTGGTGATTCCTGAGGTTCCTCTTATCGAAAAGAAATCAACTAGGGCTAGAAAGCCACAAGATAGAAAGTAATTATGGGTAAAACAGTGATCGCATACCCCTTGAAAAAGGGCGGCTCTAATTGGAACAACGGTGAGCTGAGGGCAAGTCTTCGATCAGTTGAGATGCACTGGAAAGGCGGATATGATATGGTGTCCGTCTACGGTTCAGGTGTTCCAGCTTGGGTGAACCGTAACACGGTGAATGTGGTAGAGGCTCCTTCGTACATGGATGCGTGGCGTCAGGCGATGTCGGACGCAGGGGATGGCGGAAGGATTATCTGGATGAATGATGACATTTCGTTCGTCAAGGATACATGCTGGGAGGACTTGCTGAATCCAGTTCGTCGCATCTGCCCTAATCAGGTAGGGAAGCGGACGGCAATGAAGTGGGCTGAGTCGTCTAATGGGTGGCGCAGACGGATGGGGATTGTGATGCAAATGCTCATCGAGCGTGGGCACACTACCTTCAACTTCGCTTCCCACACTCCTTATGCCTTCGAGGTTGACAAGCTTCGCCACATCTTCGACGTGTATGGGAAACTTGGGTACAAGCTTTCAGTCGAGTGTGCGTATTACAACACCTACCTTAAAGAGTTCGGTGGTACTGTCCGGATTCGGGATAAGTATAGGACAACGAATGTTCGTCCAATTCCTGATGATTTGCGCCATATTCGATTCATTAACTTGTGTGATGGTGGCTTAGGCCCAGAGATGAAAGGGTACATGCAAGGCAGGTTCCCAAACCCCTCCAAATTTGAGATGTTCGGGGCACCAGCAGACCCAGTAAGGAAGAAGTCATTTAAGACTGACGGTTCAGGGGATAAAAGACGCCCAGACCTGAAGGGGAAGAATAAAAAGGCCCAAACAAAAGAGGAGCCTGCCCCCTCACCGAACCCAGTGGATTCCGGTAGGGTTGTTGAGCCTATTCAGGTTGAGGTTGTACCCGCCCCTCAGCCCGTGCGTGTTGAGGTTCCAAAGATGTCTAGCAAGGAAAAACTCGCCTTGGCTAGGAAGAGGGCGGCAGATCTGCGGGGTGGGCTTACTGTGGCGGCATCCCCATCAGTCGTTAAGTCTAAGAATAGCACGTCACCTGTGGATAACGTCAAAGAGCCTCAGAATATGGAATCAGAGGACGAAGATGAGTCATCTGACTCTGACCATGATTCGTAGGTTGCTTTAGTAGCGTCTCCAAAATAAGACTATTGCGTTTATGAAAACAGGCCAAATATCTCCAAGTAAGAACGGGGCTGCGGTTGTCCCAGACGACGACAACGATCTCCCAAACGAGGCTCAGAAAGGGTGGTCTGTTAATCAGGACGGGTATGTCAGTTTGCTCCTAACGGATATGGCTGACACTGATACACCGATCATTGTTGCGGCTCGTTCAGGAGTACGTTACCCAGACCATGTTCGTCGGGTTATGGCTACAGGAACAACTGCAACTGGGATAAACGCATACTGGTAATTTGCACGTCGTGCAAAAGGAACAAACCTTATTGAGGCTTCCTGTTTTCGTGAGTTGACTTTGATGTCACCACTTAACAGGATTCCTCAATGAGGAGGTTCTTTCTACTGCTATCAATAGGGGCGTTCGTATCTGGGTGCGCCTCGCAAAACAGCAGGAACTTTGCTCCTCCTGCAACTGGGGTATTCGCCCCACCTAAGTCAGAGTCCGTGGATGTGTCCCCAGTATTTAATGGGGTATCGGGTGTGCGGGACTCGGTTGACAGAACCTACCAAGTTGTCAGGGATTTGGGGTCTAAGCTGGATCATGCCTCACTTGAGTCAACGAAGGCTCTGGATTCTGCTCAGAGTGCGTTCGATAAGGGAGTTCAGGCGGGTAGTGAAGCGGCTAAGATTCTTCGGGATCATGTAGCTCAAGTGAATGGTGAGTTAGCCAGCACTAAGCAGGAGAAAGACAAGCTTGGGGGTGAACTTGAATCCTCAAGAAAAGAGTTGAGTTTGCTGAGCATAGAGGTTGGAAAACTGACTGTCTCCCTTACCAAGATGGAGGCAGAAACACTTTCATTGCGTGCTTCATTGAATGAGGCCAACACTCGAATTGAATCGAGTGCTAAAGCAGTAACAGCTCTCCAAGAGAGCGTAGCCAAGAGTGATGCGGTGATTGCCAACAAGTCAAAATGGGTATGGCGGTGGGCTTGTTCCTTCTTCCTTCTCTTGGCACTGAATGTTGTTTTTGTAGCTGGGAAGCTCCAAGGATGGAGTTTCCTCCCTAGGCTCTAAACCCATTCACAACCCCACAACGATGTCTCATGTCACAATCTCAGACTCCATGTTCTTCTACGGAAGGGTGCCCGAATTGCAACCCCGTACCACGTCCGCCCTCTACTCCAAATTTAGAGGTACTGGATGCACTCTCGAAGATGCAGCAGGCACTAAAAAGAGTGGAGAGTGCTGTGTCGGGGGACACTGCGATGGGGCAGGAGGGTGTGGTTGTTCGCCTGTCTCGGATAGAGGGCAAGGTGGACTTGCACGAAAAGAAATTCCTTCAGATGGCGACAGCGGGAGTGGTGCTTCTTGGGGCGGCTCAGTTTCTTCAATGGCTGCTCAAGCACTGACCCATGCTTTATTGCTTGAGCAATCCCTCTCTATCCCAGAGTGGCAGGTTTTAGGTGTTTCTGAGTCTGACAGAGCGTGGGCTGCTGAGCGTGCGGAATGGGATAACTTCCCCCAGCTATTCAATACGGCTGTGCGTATGGCTGCAAATTCCTGTGAGGCTCCAATCTGTCTCCTAAGCGTTCTCAACAGCTCCCATAAGATAGTTAAGTTTTCATGGGGCTTGACAATCGGATCTGTTCCCCGCCCAGAATCATTCTGCGCCTATACTATTCAGGTCACATCGAACACAGCCTTCGTGGTAGAGGACGCTCTTCTCGACCTGCGTTTTTCATCCTCGCCTTTGATGTCTGGCAATGCTGGGATTCGTTTTTATTGCGGTGTCCCAATAACGATTGACGGAATAAACATAGGGTCACTTTGCGTGATGGATACTAAGCCAAGGGCTGCTGTATTCGACCATGTTAGGAAGTTGATTAGGATTCGTGATTTTGTTGCAAAACACATAACAGTCCCAAAGCGTAGGTGGTATCACCGTTTGTTCGATAAAGGGCAGACGATAGTGGTCTGAGCTTAATTTGATTGACTCGGTGGGTGTGGAACACACTTATCTGGGTCACTATGAGTATAGATTTAACAACCGCAGCTCCGACACCTCCTCCACAAAAACCACACTTCGCTTTGTGGAACGCACTCAAAGTTATCTTTGGGTTCTATGTGGCTTTGTTCCTAGTCAACCTCCTGACGGTAGGGAGCGAGACTGTTCAGACGGCAAATGACGGGCTTCTTCTGACTGCCCTGCACCGCACATTTGGTGCGATGTTCGGGCTTGTGGATGTGATGAACACCGTCAAGTCTATCGCCTTCGGGGGTCTTATCACATGGCTTGGGTTGCGGTGGGCCTTCCCTAACACCCTCGGTAGCGACTTCGGCGGGGAGTTCGACAGCGGGTGGAAATCCCTCCCAAGTACAGAAAAGACCAAGTGGATTCTTATTGCCTTCTTGGTGATATTCTTCGCCACCGTACACGGGGCTAAGGGGGAGGATCAACGCCCAGAACTCCCTCTTCCCGTAAGCGTGGAGTCAAGGGACATGATCCTTTACTACGAAGTCGGTGGCAAATCGTACTTCGAGAAACACCTAATCCGCCCAGAGGTTCCTGCGTGGCAGACTACACCTTCTGGTGTGACGGTTGGGTTTGGCGTGGATATGGGGCAGATGACTAACGCTCAGATTTACAATGCTTTCAATGGGGTTATCCCTCCGAGTATGGTGTCCGCCCTTCAATCCGTTCAGGGACTCAAGGGGCGTGCTGCTTATTACAACGGACTCCCTAAAGTTCGGAATGTGGTCATGGTGAGCTGGGATCAGGCAACTAAGGTGTTCGAGCGGGATACACTCCCTCGGTTTACGAAAATGACAAAGGATGCGTTTCATCTGGATTCGGATCAGTTGCACCCATCTTGTAACGGTGCCCTTACCAGTCTTGTGTTCAATCGCGGGGCTAGTTTGTCCGGAGGTAGTCGGCTGGAGATGAGGCAGATTCAAGAGGACATAGACGATGAAAAGTATTCACTTGTGCCCTCACGACTGCGTGCGATGAAGCGACTTTGGAACCCAGTTACTTTGCAGGGACTCATACTTCGTCGAGAAGCTGAGGCTTCAATGTTTGCAAAAGGGTTAAAACAGTCCTAGACATATTCAGATGAAGCACGATCTAAAAGCCAGAAACGGTCGGAAGTACGGTCACTTTCGTGACTCTCACGACCCACGGGACTTTAAGTTTAAGGCGGTTGCGTCGTCTACACCACTTGTTCCTGTGGACTTACGAGACGAGTGCCCAGAGGTTCGTGACCAGCTCGACCTAGGTGCTTGCACGGCGTTCGGAACAACTTCCTTGGTGGACTTTGTTCGCAATAAACAGGGCCTTGCTCCGTGGGCACCAAGTCCTCTTTTCACCTACTACTGTACCCGCAAGATGGAGAAAACCATCAAGTGGGATTCTGGCGCAAGCGTTCGTGATGCTCTGAAGTCAACCGTCAACTATGGTGTTGTCAAAGAGAGCGACTGGAAATACAAACCTGCGAAGTTTGCCAAGAAGCCACCGATGCTGGTCTTCAACGGTGCTAAGATGAATCAGACGATTCAGTATCACCGTATTCTTGACGGTGTTATCACTGACATGAAGGCGTGCTTGGCTGAGGGCTATCCCTTCATTTTTGGGTTCGAGGTGTACGACACTTTTGAGTCTGATGTAGCCAATACCACAGGTGTCATACCGATGCCCAATAAGTCAACCGACCAACTGCTTGGGGGTCACTGCATGATGGTTGTGGGGTGGAAGCTCATCGACGGTGTTGAGTATTTCATTGCTCAGAACTCATGGAGTGACACATGGGGGGATGCAGGGTATTGCTATTTGCCAGTTGCTTACTTTGCGGACACCAGCCTGACTAGTGACCTTTGGACAATCCGCTTAATCGAATAACATTATGATGATTGGCGTTTCAATATCCGTTTGTGCCCCATTCTCGGTACTGGATGCGTTTTCGTTTCCAGAGCCACCTTTTGTCGGGGATTTGGACGGTGGAAATGCTTTCACTACAACCTTCACTAAAGATGTGGACGGGGGCGATGCGTTCACTGACATCTTTGAACACGACCATGAAGGAGGCTCAGCCTCCACCTAAAAAATATGTCAGACCGCATTAGAACTCGAAGAGATACCGCAGCAAACTGGCTGCTCGCAGACCCAGTTCTCCGGATGGGGGAAGCTGGGTTTGAGATTGATACAGGTAAGTCGAAGCATGGGAATAACACGTCTAGGTGGAGTGTGCTTCCTTATGATAAGGGCGCAGATCATGCTTCGGATCATGCCACTGGTGGGCCGGATGAGTTGACTCCCGACGATATTGGTGCAGCTCGCATCGACCCTCTGACGGGCAAGGTGGATGTATCTCAGCTACCAGATAGCGTGGTATCAGCAGCCTCGGTGATTGATTCAGGTACAGGTAAGATTGATGTCTCCCTCTTACCAGACGGGGTGGTTGTGGCGGGGACTCCTGTGTCAGGCGGTACGTACTAAACACTTTGGGTTGTTCCCAAACCATCTAGGTGCCTGTGGCGGCAGGGGCGTAGAAGACTAGTAAACTCAGTAAAGCAAAAAATATCAGTATTATGGCAACTCCTATTATTCCAAAAACCAATTCGGATTTACTCTCCACGTCCGCGCCACCTGCAAATGCGTTGGTGGCTGGGGAAATTGCGTCTAACGCAACCGCTGGGGATTTATACATCAAGAAGAACGACGGCACCGTTGTTCAGATCGGTAAAGTCAAAAAGGTGGCAAACGTGTCGCCTGACTCGACCGGAAACATTACGCTGGTTGCGTCTGACGTTGGTGCAATCGCGGCGTCTGAAAAAGGGGCCAATAGCGGGGTGGCTACTCTCGACAGTGCTGGTAAGCTCACCACGTCCCAGATTCCTGCTTCGCTTGTCGGAGCAGTAAACTACGTAGGGGTATGGGATGCTTCCGCTAATAGCCCAACCCTTGCAAGCGGCGTTGGTACGAAAGGCAACTACTACAAAGTAAACGTAGCTGGTTCAACCTCTATCAATGGTCACTCTGTCTGGACGGTTGGTGATGTTATCATCTTCAACGGAACAACGTGGGATAAGATCGACGGTCAGGACTCTGAAGTTCTCACGGTTGCTGGTGTCCCTGCTAACGCATCTGGAAACATCCCTCTTACCCCTGCGGATATTGGGGCGGTTCCAACTTCTCAGAAGGGCGTGGCGAGCGGGGTTGCTTCGCTGGGATCAGATGGGGTTCTTCCTGAGGCTCAGACGCCTATTGCTACGGCTTCCCGTGTTGGGGGCGTAAAGCAAGGCTCGAATGTAACTATTGGCCCAGATGGGACAATTAGTGCTGCAAATAGCTACGTACTGCCAGTTGCTCTGGATGCAGTTCTTGGTGGCGTCAAGTCTGGCGATGATGTCATTGTTGATCCTGTAACAGGGGAGATGACCCTCAACTCGAACGTGCTGCGCGACACTACTCCAGTGAGCGGGGGAACGTACTAATCAGAAATAGCAGGTTGAAAGAATAAGAATATGAATTACTCAGAATCACCGATTTTACCGGATCAGGCGACTTTAACTCGCGTCGGAGACATTGGGGACATCCCCCCAAACGACTTATCCTGTCGTGATTTTTTCGATGGGACTATTCCCGCCCGTCAGGTTCCTTCGGTGATTCTGAGGCTTGCTACAGGAGTAACCACTGGCAACGGTAGCTTCAATGCTATCACCTACTTTCAGGATTTGGGTCAAATCTCACATCCTGTGAATGACGATAACGGTGCTTTCCCAGAGCATTTGTATGCCATTCCTATGTCTCATTTCCCCACTAGTGGGGATTATGAGTTTGGGGCACTTATAAACTTCTGGAACTCAATCGAACAGAACTCCTATTATGCAAGCGGAGAGACTACAGTTTCAATCTTATCAGCTTACACCCTTAATGGCGATGGGCTATGGATTACAGATGGTGTATTAGAGTACCTAGATGGGTGGTACGACTTATACGGTAATTTTTCATGGCACTACGTGTCGCAAGGGACTGTCACGGACGCTGCCAGTGGCCCAATGTTCAGTCTCTCTGGGGATCAGCAGTGGCATCTATACGACTCCACAACCCATACTGACTTAGGTGTTATTTTCCTAAAGGATTCAGATGGCAACCCGATAACAGGCGTTGCTAATGTAGGTGGAGGGGTTTGGATGGACATAGTTGCAGGTGTTCCTCAGGGGAGGGCGAACGGGGTCTTCACGTTAGACGATGGGCTGAAGCATAACGTGAATGACGGTACGGACTCAGGAACGTACTTCGGTCAGCTCCTCTTACCGGACGGGCTTGTTCACACTTTTGATAACGGGTCAGATCAGGGTGGTTCAAGTGGCGTTATTCTGTACTTGGGCAGATGGCGCAGGTTCGTGGACGGTTATGCAGTAGCATTACTTGACGGGGCTGCATACAAAGACGGTGAGCTTTGGTACTATTTTTCGGGAGGTACAAAGACGCTGGCTCAGGGTATTCATGTTTCGTCCCTAAACGGTAGGTATCACACCTACTCGGCAGGTGCAGACAACGGTGAGTTGTATGCCATAGACGGGAACGGTATCGCTATCACGGGGAATAGGAATGACCTCATGGGCGATGGTAAGTGGTACTTCTTCAATGGAGGATACCCCACACCCCTCACTGGGTATTTGCCACTCGATTCCGGTGGGCCATTTCATGTGCTTGTGAATGGGGTTGATTTTGGGGTTGCTGGGTCAGACTCAGGGAGTACTGTATATCGAGATGGCTCAAACAACCCTCTACAAGGCGTGTGGGGGGATGGTTATCATAGACCAAATCCAGTAGGGGATGGGTATATCCGCTACTTCACTAATGGTATCGGTGCCATTTACTCAGGCGTCATATCTGACAATGTTGGGCATCAATCTGTAGCCTCTTACGGCTTGCAAATCGCTGACCAGTATGCGAATGGCCCATACTTACATAACGGAACTCTAGGCGATGGGTTGTGGCATAAACTGTCCACAAATGGGGGTCTCGCAGAGTTACTGAATGGGGCTTTTGTATGTGACCTGCCCCCATACGCAGACGATAAGGTCAGGTACTTCAAGGACGGAGTTCTGGTAGGGGAGGCACATCAGGGATACCACTTAGTCAACTTCTTCAATGGGTGGTTTGGTGAGCTTTACTCTAAGTGGTGCTACGTAAACAACCTAGGCAAGGTTGATAGTGATACGTCCATGCTCCCATTTACCTTAATAGGTAATGCAGGCGATGAAGCACCCCTTTATCGTAAGGGGCTTGACGGTTCTCAGTTCTCTCCTCAAGTTCCTTCAGTTAGCTTCAACCTCGATGAGTATTGGCCTACAGAGGATGGGCTATCCTACTCAGTGGTGGGGTCAAACGATGCCGTTGAGTTTAGTATTCACCACGACTCTCCGGAAGGTGTGCTTACTACATACGCTACTGGAAGCGTAGGGCACATCTCTGTCCCTTTATCGAACTTCGGTTCTCAGGGGCTTTATGCAATACGTGCGGTGGTAAGACGGAATAACATCTACAATGGGGTTCCTGAGGTGTATGCGTCAGCTACCTTTTACGTGCAGTTGGCTAACGATGCTCTGGACTACACGTATGAGAATACATACGTAAACAATACTCTTCCATCGTTCGAGTTATCTTGGAGTAGTACAGGGGATGTGGTGGGTTGGGATCACCTACACTCTTTTAGGGTTGTCGAGGGTGACA